CTTACACCCTCATAGTAGCCTCCATCTGAAGTTATACGAGCTTTATAAAGTACGACGTAATCCCAGCCTTGACCGAAATAGACGCGCCCTCGTGTGCCAATTCCCAGGGTGCTAATTAGTTTCATTTTGTAAGTTCTAAGATCTTAGTAACCGATTACAGAGCCAGAGCTAATAACAAAGCCCGTAATTTTCTGACCTTTACCAGCGGGCAAGTAAGTGCCTTGCTGAAAAGTTACGCCGCTCATACCGCGGGCGCTCAGAACGTTAGAGCCAGTTTGATAATCTGGGGTAACGGTAAAAGAAGTAAAAACGGTGTCCTCTTGACACACTACCGCGTCATAAGATACACTAGTAACGGTAGCGGCTGCGTGGTATTTAAAACCCTGAGAACCTGCTAGAATGTCTGCGCTTGCTTGTGCCATACTCCAAAAATAAAAGCACTAAGGCGAAACGCTCGCAACAATTTGCTTATTTACTTATTTGAGGCCACAATGTACCACTGCACCCCGTCAGACTGCACCCAGTAGGTCTCCCACTTGCTAGACCAGCTTAAAAGCTGCGTGTCGTTAATCTGATAGCCTGCGCCAGCGTCTAATATTACGCTATGGTTTGAGTTAGTCTTAACAAAGCCAAAGCGCAAGCCAGGGGTAACGCTTGGGGGAGCTGGCAAGTCTATTGTAATCGAGGCGGCCGAAGTATCGCAGACAAAAATCTCGTACTCAGTGGGAAAGGTTGTAATATCGCTCGTTACGTTTAAACTCTTTCCAAGTTGGCGCATTTGCCAGCTAAAATTAGTGTTAGCTGCGTCGTAAGCCATTGCCAGCGTATAAGTGCCGTCGCTGCCTGGGTCGCTCGTAGGTGCGCCTTCGCTAACCTCTATAAAGTCCTCAAGTAATTGGCCTGGCAAGTTTCCCGTAATTTGCTCCACGTTACCAATCCGAGCCCGCAAGTATTCGACTTGATCCTCAAAATAAACGCGCTCGCTGGGCCTTATGTCGTCCTCGTCGCCAGTTTGCACTACCTCGGCGTAATCTACCTCTAAACTTAGCCATTCGCCCTCCCAGGTTTCATACTGGGCGCTAAAAGTTGAGCCGTTCAAAAGCCACGCCTTAGAGTCAAAGTAAAGGCTCTTAATTGCGTTTAAACTGCCTGCGTCGTGCCAAGTGCCTCTTATTACGTTCTTAAACTTTGAATAGATAGCTATAACTTGATCGACGTAAGTCTGCTGAAAAGTTTCAGAGTAGCCAGCCTCCCAACCTACGCCCCAGCTTGTAGGAGCAACGGCAGAAGCAAAAGAAGAGCCGACGAATATAGTACCAGCTTCGTAGCTAGTAGCGCCGTCGTAAAATATCTGGCTTAACTCTTTAACTATGCTATTACCGCCTAAGCTGTTAGTGGCCTTGGTTACAAGCTCTTTTTTAAACTCGTCGGGAGTTCCTGGCGTGTAAGTATTATAAGCATAAGCCGCAGCAATAGAGCCAACGTTATTAAGATAGGTTAAGGAGCTGCTTTGCCACCAGCCGCCGCTTACTGGATCTCGTACCCAGACGGGAGTAATAGCCTGCACTGCTATTTCTACTACAAAGCTAGTAATAGCGCCAGCTGGGCCCGTTGCTATTGGGCCGATAAAATCTAAGGTTAAACTAGTAGGCACCCCAAAAGTAGCTATACCTTGCTCTTTATAAGCCGTGTAAAGATATTGGGGTACTGTACTCTGGCTGTTCCAGTTATAACCGCTATAAACGTAGTAGAGGCTCGGGTTTGCAGCAGAAAGGCCGTAAACTTTATAGGCTAAACGGTGGTAGCTTCTAGCGGGTGGCTTTACGCTTTCAACGTTAATCTGAACCCTAAAGTTATAATCTTGAGGCGGGCGGTCAAACTCTAAAGAAAGTGGGGGATCTGTGAAGTTGGCCTTTTTAATATACGCCCCGTTTGCTTTAATGTAATTATTCTCTGCAAGTCTAAAGGGGGGCTGGTAATAAAGCGAAGGCTTGGCGGCCCATTGCGGGCGCTCGTCAGCTCCTAAACTAACTGCGTGGCTTATAGTGCTAGTGCCGTTATACGTTTGCCCTTTTGTGTACTTGTGAAAAACAAGCGTAGAGCTTAAGTAGCTAGGAGCCTGAGTAATGTAAAAGGCTCCGTCTGTGTGGTGTATTCTAGCCCCGAAGCCGTTTAGTATAATCTCTAGAGCTTGCTTGGCGTTAACCCAGGAAAGCTCAAAGCCGCCGAATACGTCTAAGTTATCTACAAAGGCAAGCTGGTTAAGCCAAAACGTGGCAAGCTTTTGGCTGCTTACGCTCTGAGTAGCCGTCTCGTATTGCTCTAGGCCGTCAAATATGTAGTTATCTGTCGAGCTAAAATAGTCAGCCAAGCCGCTAAGCTCTAAGCAGTTTGTAAGTACGTCTAATGCGCTAGAGTGGTCGTCTGTAAACCAGGCGGGATTCACGTAAAAGCCCTCGATAAGATTAAGGGCGTCAACTGCCGCCACTTCGATAACAAGCTTACCCTCAACCGCTCCACGTTCAAAGCGCATCTGGTCGGCTAGAACTCGTCCAACAAAATAAAGAGCCGTATTTTTATAAACCTTTATAACGTAGGTACCCTCTGGGTCTGTGGCTATGCCTTCAAAGGCGCTTAGGTCTGTATTATTTTCTACTACAAAAAAGGCGCTACAACGGCTAGCCCTTATAGGGTTGTCAAAAAAGGTATCGCTTTCGCCCTGGCGCTCTATTGTAAAGCCTGGCGTTGCTGCCGTTAGTTCCTCTGTGCCGCTTAATAGTCTTAAAGAAGTTAAAAGCCCCTCTTCGTCCTCGATATAGCCGCCGTCAGCTATTACCCGCTGCTTATATGCGTTAAACGCTTGTAAGGGGCTCGTGCCCGTTGCGTCGCTCCAAAGCTCTACCTCGTAATTATTTAAGGCTATGCTCTGAAAACGGGTATAATATAAAACGGCCATAGTGCGAAATTAACCCCTAGCTTTGTCTTTTTCGTAACGGTTAACTGCTAGCCACAAGTCGCGGCCGTCGAATTTAGTTTGTGCTACAAAGTTGCCGCCTTGCCCTGTGTTAATCATTGACTGCAATTTATCAAGCGGGGCAATTACCTCGGGGTTTGTTCTAGCGCCTGGGTATTCGCCCATTAAGCCCAAAGTCGGGCCGCTTACTATACCTCCGTCTGCAAAGGCTGTAACGTTCTCGCCCTTTGCCATAGTAGACTTAACAAGCGCAGAAGCGGCTAAAAGTCCAATACCTGCGGCTAAGGCTATTGCAGGGTTTAAGCTCTTTAAACTTTCTTTAAACGCGTCGATAGCGATAGCTTGAGCGATAAGGGCCTTACCGAACGTGCTTAAGAAGTTAGCCATTGAGTTAGCAAAGGCTGCCATAAATGTAGTAAACGCGTCGGCCTTGCCTGCTATTGTTTCGCCCATCATTGTTCCAAAAGCGCTAGCCATATCGGCAGCCATTGAGTTTAATGCTTGAGTGGCTTGTTCGGCGGCTATCGTCATTTTATCAGCGAAGCTCTCGGTTTGCTTTACTCGCATCCCCAAGATAAGCCCATACTGGTAAGTATTTTTTCTAAACTGCTCGATAGCGTCTAGATCCAAGTTTGCAGCCTCTTGGTTCTGCGTGGCCATGTCCATAAAGGAGCCAACGCCTGGTAAAACGTCTGGGGCTTTTACTCCTGGCTCTGTTACAGAAGCAGGGGCAAAGGTTGAAATGGTTATTTCTGGTGGCGCCTTGCGTTCGAAGTACTTATTGGCCCATTCTGTGTACCCTATCTGCAACTTAGCAAGCTCCTCGTACATTGAGCGCTGTAAATTTGCAACTTCTTTAACGTAATCTTTATAACGCTTTAGTTTGTCAGCTATGTTCTTGGCGTTCTCTTCGTTGTCTAGCTGTGTTAGCTTGCTTTTTAATACGCTTACGTTAGTTTCAGCTTCGCTTATCTTTTTCTGAGCCTCTAAATACTCCTTAGTTCCTTGCGTAAGTCTTGCCGCATCTTGTCTATAAAGCTTCTCGGTTTCTTTAGCGTCCTCAATTTTTTGAAGCATAATCTCACGCTGAGACTTACCTTCTGCTTCCATTGCGGCCAAACGCTTTTCTGCTTCTTGGCTTACTACTGAATCCCTTAGGCTTTGATCCCAGCGCTCGGTAGCCCCTGCAGCTTGGTCTGCGCTATCTGCTAAGTCTATAAAATGACTAGCAAGGGCAGCCACTAAGCCAATAGCTAAACCTACACCAGAGGCAAGTAAAGCAATTCTAAAGGCCTTCATTGCGCCCGTAGAGGTTCCAACGGCTGCGGCGTAAATAGCCTGAGCTTTAGAAGAGGCTAAGGTAAATACCTCGTTTTGACGTTGAGTTAAGTTATAAACGGCGACGGCAGCAGAGGCTAGAGCCATAGTAACCTGTACGCCGCGCATTACTTTGCTCAGGCCTTTGTTATCCCCAGCTAGTAAAAGTGTAGCCATAGAGGCAGCGTTAACCGCGCGGCTAATAGCTTCCATGGCTTGCGTGTTTTGTTCCGCTTTTCGGCTGCCTTCCTCTAGGCTAAAATTGGCCTCTGTTCTTGCCTCGGTTAATTGTCTTACCGCTTGCTCTTGGTCCTTAATCTCTACCTTCAAGCTAGCAATAGCGTTCTTAAGCGCTTTCTGCCGCATAAGGTCGCCCTTGCTCGTTTGGGCTAACTTATTCTCTAGGTTGATTAAGTCCTGCTTAAAAGAGGTTAAAATACTACGCTGCTCGTTAATAGTCTGCGTGAGCTCGCGGCGCTTTACTCTTAAATTCTCGCCCCCTAACGCCTTCTCTAGTGCCTGCTTAGATCCCTCGGCGGCCTGCTCCATTTTCTTAGAGCCACCTTTAACAACGTTAACGGCATCGGCCATGCCTTTCTTGAGCTTCTCAAAGCTTGCCGAGATAACTACGTTTAAATCTAAATTGCCTGCCATTATACCGAGTAGCTAATTATATAGTCCTGAGACACTTGAAAAATGCCGTCAAAGTCTGCGGCGTTATCGCTAAACTCTTGCTCATTATCAAACTCGATATAAAACACGTTTACCCCGTTGTAAGTACCTGGGGTAACTACATTAAGAGCAGAGCGCACGGCATCGGCTAAAGTGCTAGCGCCTTCGTAGGTTGTAGCAAGGCAGTCAATTTGCACCCGTGTAAAATCTAGGCGGCTATTACTGTCCTTCGTTGGCGTTGCGTTTATGTTTACTTCCGAATAAACAACAGCAGGGAAGGCCGAGCCTTGAGGTAATAATACTGGGCTTATTCGGTTTGAAACTAAAGCGCTAACGCCCGCACTATTGGCGAGTATATTATAAATTACTTTAGCGGCTCTCATTTGTCGGGGGTTAGCTTGTCAAATATAGCCTTATTCGCCTCTATTACTTGCTTAACACTTGCCGCAATTTTACGCTCCCAAGGAAAAGTTATAAGGTCTTTAGGTTGCATCTTGCGCTTAGAGTAAGGCATAACGACAAACAAAGCGAGCCATCTAGTGCGCTCCCACTCATTTCGGTACTGCTGTTGCTGGGCATTTCTGAGCCCTTTTAAGCGCAGCATAAAGTAACGCGGCGTTATCTCTTCAAACTCGGCCTCACTTAGTAGCATTTCGCCATAAGCAATAGCCTTAAGCTTATCAAAAGTTAGCGGCTGCCGCTTGCCGCTTTCTAGTTTCCCTCTGAGCCCTCTACGGCTTGCTCTGCATCTACTGCAAAGAACTTGCTTACAGCCTCAGTAAAGGCGTTAAGAGCTGGGCTAACTTCACTCAAGGCGGTAACGTCCTCGG